GCCATATTGATCATGCAAGTGCCCTCTGTAACCATCCAGTATTCACTTCTATACTGATGTCTTTGCATACTGAGAGTTTGACCTGGATCAACTCTTAAAGTTTTAACTTTTGCGCCTGGTATTTCGTTTAATACTGTATATGATCCCCATTTTCTCTGTACTTCCGTAGAAGTCCATTGCTTGAGAATATCACTGCTACTGTTCTTTTTGTCCTCTCCACCTACTCCAAAAACAAATTCTACATCATCAAAAATCATTTCGGGAATATTGTTCGAGGTTCTATCTCCGCCATTGGCAAAAATAATAGTGTCGTTGGGGAACATTTCTTTTGCCTTGCGTATAGCATCACATGCAGTGCCGTCACGGTCATCAAACTCAATTACACGATCTACCATGTGTAGATTGTCAAGAATTGTCATGCGCTCATGCCATGACATAAATGGTTTACCTTTTTTATGTGCAAGCCAGGCGTCTGAATTTAAACCAACAATTAGCCAATCGCCTAAGTGTTCCGCATGATTTAGATAAGATATGTGTCCAGAGTGTACTGGATCAAATCCACCAGTAACCAATACTATTTTCATTCTTTTGGAAGGTGAAAGTTTTTATCAAGCCAGGTTGTTACGATTTCTTCTTGTTTGACATAGTTGAATTTATTCAGACTATCAATCACACTGTCGTTGATTAAATTAAGATCTGCTAAATCAAACCATGAGGTTTTCTTTGGATCCATTGGTTCAATATTCGACTTATACACAGCAGCATGTAACCAAGGACTATTTTCTTCTTTAAGAAAATATGCATCTCTACAATCAAATCCATTTACCGCCAACATATACATTAGATTTACCAGATTATGATTATAAAAACATCCATTATAGCTATGATTGTTATATCTATTATACGAATAATGATTGCTTTGCGGAAAAATTAGAATTAGCATCCCGTTGGTCACTAATTGAGCGTTCCAGGTGCGAAGCGTGATTAGTGGATTAGTGACATACTGAAAAGCATTATGACACCAAATGAGATCAACACTTCTTGAAATTGGACAATCAGCTGTGTCAAAGTCCTCATTGATAACATATACATTTTCTAATTGAGCCAAGCCGGGATCAATAACATTTTTATTAATATCAACCGCGTAGGTTTTATAATTTCTTGGTTCCGGAGGTTCGTCTCTGGTTTCAAGTGTGGCCCACCATTTAGTGTCTAATCCTGTGCCACACCCAAAGTCAGCCACAAACTCTAAGTTGTCTAAGAAAGAATCGTAACCGTAAATGAGATCTAAAGTTTGTAAACTATGTTCATGACTTTCGTATGCGTTTTTAAATTGCACCATTTGTTAATACCTCTATAACTATTTTTTCTTTTAATCTTTTTAATCTTGAATCAACTTGATAGCAGGCCTCGGCTAATTCCAACTCTGATCCCCAATTCATATTATGAATAAGATTTACTGCCCACATACTTAAAACATTTTTTTCTATTTGAATAGAAATTACATCGGTTTTAGGTTTTGCGTTTGAACACAAAGCCCATTCTCTTAATAATTCTTTGGCATGTTCTTTGTAGTCCATTAAACTGATATATCTTCCATTCCTGCTGTTCTTAGTCTAACAACATGCCCAAGCATAAAATTCTTGCTTTCCAGGCCTTTCATAACTCCAAGCCATTTGTTTCTAAGAAGAGCAACTTCGTTAATGATAGTTTCAAAGTCAATGACTTCATCCTCGCCATCTGTATACTTCTCTGCGTCGCGACTTGTAAGAGCTCGGGCATAAGATTCCAGGTATTTTTGAAAATGCTTTCGTCTAATCTTGCGAAGTTGTATATTAAGATAGTTAAGTACAGCTTCGATCTCCTGAAGCTGGTTAAATCTGTGCTCTGTAATACCCGGTAAATTCGCAGCGGACTTTTCAACATTGCCTCGTATAAATGTCTCTGTTTTTGCCTGCGCGAGTTCACCTTCATAATAATCAATAAAGGCCGGAATAGCTCCCAAATCTGCAACAACACGATTATACCACATTATTCTTCGTAATCTACTTCGTCATCTTCGTCGTCAAGATATTCCTCAAGAGCTCGTTTGGTATAGCTGTCTGTACTACCAAATTCTCGTAACTCTTTTTCGCTTAAACTATCAACAAGCATACTGACCAAATTGTCAGCAGCCGCCTGTCTTTCTTTGGCAGGTATATATTCTTTGAGTGTAATATAAGATTCAATTAATACTTCAACATCAATGCTCATTCGACTGTTTCCTCTTCTGGTTGAGTAGCAGATTGTTTGTGTGGGTTGGCAGCGAAATCCGCCATTACCTTGTCAAGCGATCCGTCATCGTTGCGTTCCCATGCTTTGCGAAATTGCTTGATAACAGTACCGTCTGCTAAGGTATATTTAAGGCTGTTGCCTTCCTTGGATAACAAACCTTTTCCTTCAAACATGTCTACAAGTCCTGAGTATGGATTCATACCGGATTCATATGGAATCTTGACTTGTACTGATTCAAATGGTTTAGCATAACGTGTTTTCATAATCTTACATGCTGCACGAATACCTTTTACTTCACTAATCTTGTTACCATCTTCATCTTCTTTTAACTTCAACTTACGCATAGCAACAACGATACTGCTTGCATAGATAAAGCCTTGACCACCCGAGATCTTGTCATCAGGATCAAACATGTCTTGACTTGCGTAGGTATGATTAGTTGCTACAAGTCCAATGTTTAGTGATCCAAACATGTTAACGCAGTTACGAACCAATGCTGTTAGTGCTTTGGGCTTACGACCCATGTCACCTTTAAGGTCACCTGCTTCGAACTGATTTACGTCAGTTGGGGTGAGCAACATGCCCAAACTGTCTAACACGATTAACACCTTGGGACGTTGGTCTTCAGGCAATGTTTTATACTCTTTAACAAACTCCGTGATCATTTTGGCCACATCGTCAATCATGGCCATATTGAGTTTAAGTAGTTTATCCTCAGACGTATCCACTCCAAGTGCGTGTAGCCAAGCTTCGTCAAGTGCGTTTTCGGTATCGATGAGTATAACATAGATACCTTGTTGTTGAGCATTCTTGACAAGATTTCCTGAGCAGATAAAGGATTTACCCGCACCAGATTCGCCAGCAAATACAGTAACTTTTCCCATTGGAATACCTCGCTGAAAATCTCCAGATATAAGGTAGTTAAGAGCGTAGTTGTTTGTGCTGATCCAGTCTGTTGGATCGTTAAATCCGACACTGATACCGTCAATACTTTTTGTAATACTTTTGCGAAATTTTGATACATCAAATGGTTTGGTTGCCATAATAGTTTCCTTTATTGTAAAATTAATTTTGCTCGGTTGCCTTGTTTAGTATTGTTATATAATATTTTTCTATAATCAAATAATTTTTCATCTAAATCAATCGCGTTGCCAATGGGTATTTGTTCTGCAACAAGTTTAATATTTTTACTTTCTGCCCATTTTGTTGCTTCCTGGCTGAACGGAATAGTTTCGGGCTGATTAAGATTTACTTGAAATGCAAATTCTAAAGTTTCGTAGTTATAGTTGTCCGGATGATTTAAGTTTAAATCAAAATATCTAAATTTATTGTAATACTGTCTACCTACATATGTGTAGCCAAACGAAAAATTAATTACATCATTATTTGTTTCCATAGTTTGCACATACGGGTTATCAAAAACTTCCCATTTATTGTCTGCTTTAAATTCAATATCCGTAAAGCAACTTTCTAATCTATGAACCCCCATGTTTATTTCTTCGTAAGGAAATATGTACCCAAGTTTGCTCAATGCTTCTGCAAGTTTGATATTTCTTATTTCGTCTGGATACATTTCATGCAATTGATTTCCAAGTTTAGACTTGTTTTTGTGCTGATTGAATCTTAGTTTATCTATGTTTATATCTTTTATTTGCGATAAAACCCAGTCTGAATGTGTCATATTCAACCACTCTTGATCTAAATAATCTATTAGATCGCTTTGATGTTTTATACTTTTTCCAATTAAATCATAGAGCACTTCGTTTGTTTTGATTATAGACCAATGTAATTCACTTATTTTAGAATCAATATTGGCGGAAAACTGTTTATCAACAAAAAAAGAATTTTGATTTATTTCTTCTGTTTTTTTTAAGAAATATTTTATTAAGTCGTGATTATACTTAACTTTGAAAGGAATTGAATCTCCCGACCGCTCGAATTCTAATAGTATTATCATAGAAAAAAAAGAATAATAGTGGGCAGTTAGCCCACTATCTTTACTTGGCTCTGTTAC